TTGTCTACCGCAACAACGGCTACAACGGCCAGCGCATCAGCACGCACGCCGTTGAGTGGCAGATCCAGCAGTACGGCGTGCTCAACGACGCCATCGGTTATTCGTATCAGCAGGACGGCCATTCGTTTTACGTCTTGACGTTCCCGACTGCCAATGCAACTTGGTGCTATGACGTCAGCACCAACTCGTGGCATGAGCGCGCCGGATGGGATGGCGTCAGATTTGTGCGGCATCGCAGTAACTGCCAAGCCAACTTCAACAACGAAATCTTGGTTGGTGACTGGCTAAACGGACTGCTTTACGCTTTTGACCCAGAGGTGTACAGCGACAACAATTTCGCTCAGCGCTGGCTTCGATCTTGGCGCGCGCTGCCGCCCGGCCAGAACAATTTGAACCGCACGGCACAGCATACGCTGCAGCTTGATTGCGAAGCCGGCGTCGGGGGTTCGGACTCTGCGACGTTCTTGCTACTGCTTGAAGATAGCGGTTATCTGCTGCTTGAAAACGGCGACTTCATTGCGTCGGTCAGCACAGGTAACATTTCCGGCGCGGACCCTAAAGTCATGTTGCGTTGGAGCGACGATGGTGGCCACACTTGGTCAAACGAACACTGGGCGGGCATGGGCAAGATCGGCGAGTACGGACGCCGGGTGTTTTGGCGCCGGTTGGGGATGACGCTCAAGTTGCGCGACCGCGTGTATGAGATCAGCGGCGCCGACCCGGTCAAGATCGCCATCATGGGGGCCGAAGTGTTGATGTCTCCGACGAGGGCGTGACATGCAACTGGCCCCCCGCGTGCCGGCTTCGCGTGACCCGCTGGTAGATGCCGGGGCGCTGACCACCCGCGCCTGGTTCCGCTTTTTTCAGTTGCTGGAATCCTCGGTTGAGAATTCTGCGCTGCGTCAATACACCATCGTGCAAAACTCCACCGGGTTTACGATGGCCAAAGGCACGGCGGTGGGTTTTGCGGGCGTGGGCAGCAACAACGTGCTGTCGGTCGCGCCGTACTTGGCTGACGGCAGCACGCCCACGCTGTTCATTCTTGGAGTGCTGGCCGAGCAGATACCTGACAGCGGATCGACGGGGCTGTGCTGCGTGTGGGGCGAGGTCAGCGGCATCGACACCAGCGCGTTCAACGTCGGGGACATTCTGTACGCCAGCCCGACAGTGGCCGGGGCGTTCACCAACGTCAAGCCTACCGCGCCGAACAACGTGATCCCGCTGGCCGCAGTGCTGATCAAGAGCGCCACGACGGGCGTCATCTTTGTGCGACCCACGATTGAACAACAGTCGTACTACGGCGAGTTCACCCGCACCACCAACCTGAGCGCCGCGGCGATCAACACGGCGTACCCAATCGCGCTGACCAACACTGAGGTGGCTGGCGGGGTGACTCTGACCGGCTCACCGACTGACCGGCTTCAAGTCCCGCAGTCGGGCCTGTACCAGTTCTCGGCCCGGTATCAGTTGTCGTCTACCAGTTCGTCCTTGAAAAACGCGCGGTTTTGGTATCGGTTAAACGGCGCAACCGACTTGGACCACAGCGCCGCTATCGTGTCAGTTGACTCCAACAACGGGTACGCCACAATATCAACGTCCGAAGTCGTTTCATTGGCGGCAAACGATTACATTCAGTTGATGTGGGCGGTTGACAATACTGCACTCTCGCTGTCGGCAGTGGCGGCTACGGGTTACGCACCTTCTGCGGCTTCTGTGTGGGTGTCAGTCACTCAGATCCAACAGTAAGAGGACACTATGGCGATCAGCCTTTCCTTGTACGCGGGCGCAGGCGCTCAGTTCTTTGACAACAACGGCGTGCCGCTCAACGGCGGGCTGATCTACACCTACGACGCAGGGACCACTTCACCCGCATCGACGTACACCGACTCGTCTGCAGCGACCAACAACACGAACCCCATCGTGCTGGACAGCGCAGGCCGCACGCCCGCGCAGATCTGGCTGACGGCAGGCGCGGCGTACAAGTTCATGCTGCAAACGTCTACGGGCGTGACCATCAAGACAGACGACAACATTTACGCTTCGTTTGAATTGACCAAAGAGGTCGGTATTGCGGTTGGTTTGGGTGGCAATCAGATCACCACCAACGTGGCGGTCGGCAACACGGCGCTGGGCTCCAACACGACCGGCACCAACAACACCGCGACCGGCTACGACGCGCTGACGGCCAACACGGACGGCATCCAGAACACGGCGGTCGGCGCTGCGGCGCTGGATGCCAACACGGGCGGCGACTACAACACTGCCGCGGGTTACAGCGCGCTGACGACTGCCACCACGGCCAACTACAACACGGGCGTCGGCTACCGGGCGTTGAACGCGGTGGCCACCGGCAGCAACAACACGGCGCTGGGCAGCGACGCGCTGCTTCTGGCCACTGGAGGCAACAACACGGCTGTAGGCTACCAAGCCGGCAACAGCCTCACGACCGGCGCAAACAACACGGTGATCGGGTTTGACGCTGACGCGTCATCGGCCACGGTCAGCAACGAGGTGACGATTGGCAACTCCAGCGTCACGTCGTTCCGCATACCCGGCTTGACGCTGACGTTCAGCGTGAAGTACTTCAACCACGGCACGCTGACGGTGGCTACACTGCCCACTGCGGCCACTGCTGGTGCTGGGGCACGGGCCTTTGTGACGGACGCTAACGCCACGACGTTTGCGTCGATTGTGGCCGCAGGTGGGGCGAACGGCGTTCCTGTGTACAGCGACGGCACCAACTGGCGCATCGGGTGAGGTAAATCATGGCCCTTACGAACAATTTGCCTGCGGCATTTAACCCACTTACTTTTGACTGGGCAAATTATGCGAGAAGTCAAGAGAATATTGGCCCACCTTCCAAAATCGTTGACGGCATAGCTTACACCCCCGTGTTTTACGAACATGGGTCTGGTGAAAACTACTACAAAGATTACGGACAGCTACTTGGAATTTTCAAAGGGCCTGTAGACTCTAAACCGGGTGATATTCTTGAAAACATTGACCCTGTAACTGGTGAGATTACCCAATGGCGAAGTGAGAAAAATCGCGGGTACTTCGGTGATTTGTTTCACAGCCTTGGCAGCATAGCCAAAGACACTGCGCCGATTTGGTTGGCGGCGCTGGGAGCCAACTACCTAGCTCCGGGAATGGCAGGGGCGGCGGAAGCCGCCGGAACCGCTGCTGCCGGGGCTGGCTCGACCGTGGGCCTCACCGGGGCTGAAGCCGCGGCGATGGGTGCGTTCGACGCTGCTGCTGGCGCCTCGACCGTGGGCCTCACCGGGGCTGAGGCCGCGGCGATGGGTGCATTTGATGCCGCTGCTGCCGCGCCTGCCGCAGTCAACACCTTGGCAGCCCCGGCAACCGCGCAACTGACGCCCGCCGCGCTGGAAGCTGCGATTGGCACGCCAGGCTATGGGTACAACGCTGCTGCCGCCGCGTCGGGCATCACGCCGTCTGCTGGCTTTGCAGGCATGTCGGCTGCTAATTTCGGTATGACTGGCGCGCAGACCGCCGCGTATGACGCAGCAATTGCAGCCGGAGCCACGCCGGCTGCCGCTGCGGCTGCGGCTGCCGGGGCCGGAGCTGGTGCTGGAACCGCTGCGGGAACCGCTGCCGGAGCTGGTGCGGGAACCGCTGCCGGAGCTGGTGCGGGAACCGCTGCGGGAACCGCTGCGGGAACCGCTGCTGGAGCTGGCGCCGGTACTGCCGCGGGTACTGCTGCCGGAACCGCTGCCGGAACCGCAGCTACGACCGCCGCAACAACCGCTGCTACCAACGCCGCCACTGATCCCTTCGCGTATTTGTTGCCGGCCATCGGCTCGTTGATCAGCGGCTACACACAAGGGCAGTCCGCCAAAGAGGCGGCGGAGGCAACTGCTGCGGCGTCTACGCGGGCGGCGGAAATGCAGCGCGACGCGCAGCGTGAGGCGCTGGCGCTGCAGGCGCGGATGTACGACGAGGCGGTTGCCCGTCAGCAGCCGTATTACCAAGCCGGCACCAACGCGCTTGCGCAGATGCAGCAGCGCACCAACGCCATGCCGGAAGCGTTCCAGTACGGCGGCGAGATTCCTCAGTTTGCCTACGGCGGCCAGCAGCCGGCAGCGTTTCAGTACACCGGCCAGCAGCCGACGTTTGAGTACAAGGGGCAGCAGCCAGAAGCGTTCAAGTTCACCGCTGAGAATTTCCAAGCCGATCCTGGCTACGGGTTCCGTTTGAGCGAGGGCCTGAAGGCGCTGGAGCGCAGCGCTGCTGCGCGTGGCGGTCTGCTGAGCGGCGGTACTGGCAAGGCGCTGACTCGTTTTGGCCAAGAGATGGCGTCTCAGGAGTTCGGCAACGCTTACGGTCGGGCCTTCAATGAGTACGGCGCAGCGCGTCAGCGCGAGCAAGAGCAGTACGGGCGGGGGCTGACCGCTTTTGACATCGCCCGCCAACGCGAGGCGCAGGAGTACGGGCGCGGGCTGACCGGCTACGACATCGGTCGGCAGCGAGAGCAGGAGCAGTATGGCCGGGCGCTGACCGGCTATAACGCTTTGCGGTCGCGAGAAAGCGATATGTATGGCCGGGCGCTGACCGGCTACAACGCGCTGCGCCAACGCGAGGCCGATCAGTACAACCGTCTGGCTGGGCTGGCCGGCATCGGCGGCACGACGGCGCAGCAGTTGACCGCTGCGGGTCAGAACTACGGCGGCCAAGCCGGTAACCTGATGGTCAACACCGCGGCCAATTTGAGCAACCTCGCCATGCAGCAGGGGCAGACCGCAGGCAACGCGCTGCTGGCGCAAGGCGCGGCGTATGGCAGGGCGTTTGGCGATCTAGGCTACTTGGGCGGCCAGTACCTCGGTTATCCTCGCCCGTAAGGAACGGACATGGCACTCAACTTCGGCATCCTCTCGCAAGTTCCTTCGTTCGGCCAACAGTTCGCAGCCGGCCAGCAGGCCGCGCAGGCGCAGCAGGAGCGCAACATGCTGCGTCAGGCGCAGGCCGAGCAGATGCAGTTCCAGCGCGAGAACATGCTGGCGCAGCGGCAAGCGCAGGCCGAGCAGCGGCAGGAGCGAAATCTTTTGACCCAGCAACGCGCCGCGCAGGAAACTCGCGCTGCGCAAACAGCGGAACTTGAGCGCGAAATCAAGACGGTTGATCTGGCATCACGACTCTTGTACGGCGCGACGCCCGAAACGTACCCGGCTATCCGTGAGCGTTTGTCTGCGCTTAACCCGCAGTTTGGTGCGGGCTTGCCGCCTGAGTACAACGAAGCGCAAGTCAAAGCGTTGGCGATGCAAGGCCGCAGCGTCAAGGAGCAGATAGAGGCCGCTTTGGGGCGTCAACAGTACATGAGCACGCCATACGGGCCGTTTGATGTTACGACCGGCGAATTCAAAATGCCGCAAACTTTGCCGGCGCGAGCGCCAACAGTGGGCGCCCCCGCACCAACGCCCGCCGCGCCAAAGGCGCCCGTGGGCTATCGATTCACCGACAGCGGCAATCTGGAGGCTATTCCTGGTGGACCGGCTATTCGCGGGCCCGCTGCTCGCGGCGGCGCAACTGCGGGCGGCAAACCCGCAGAGCCTGCCGGTAAACCAGCCAACGTCACTGAACAGCAAGCGTCTACGGCCACCCAGCGCCTGCTGCGCCGCGCGCAAGAAATTTCGACTGTGCTGTCAGCTAACAAAAAAGCCGAGGCACCTACAGCGCTTGAAGCCGGCATGGAGAACATCCCGCTTCTTAGCCGCGCCACTAATCTTGTGCGAAGTACAGACCGGCAGATTGTGTCGTCGGCACAAGACGACATTCTTGATGCGTTGTTGTATCTTTCGACGGGCGCCGCGTACAACAAAGAGCAGCTGGCGCAACAGAAGAGCGCATACCTTCCATCATGGTCTGATGATCCGCCGACGCGTCAAGTCAAACGTCAGCGACTAACGCAAGCGATTGAAGGCGCGCGTGTGCGCGCGGGGCGTGCTTGGTCGCCTGAGTTGGACGCCGCCATGCAACAGTTGCTTGCTTCGCCTGTCATGGGCGCTGCCGCGCCCGCGGCCGGCGCGCCGCCAACAGGCGCGCGCCCGTCGTTGGACAGCATTTTCAAGTAAGGGCGATCTATGGCTGACCTGAGCGGACAGATCGAGCAGGCTCGTAAAGCCGGCTACTCCGACGCCGAAATCGCCGGTTTCCTTAAGCAGAAAGAGCCCAAGGTTGCCAAGGCGCTGGAGAGCGGCTACCGACCTCAAGAAGTCTTGGCTTATTTGACACGGACCGCCGCGCCCGCAGGCCAGATCCCCGGCGCGGGCCCCGGCATGGTGGCACCCCCAGCCACCGAAATTCCTGTTGGCCGTCGCGCTGCGGCGGGCGCTGGTCAGAACGTCGGTATGCTATCCCGCATCATGCAACCGTCTGCCGAAATGCTGGCCGGCTTTGAAGGCGCTCGCCGGGGCGCGCAAGTCGCAGCGCCGCTCGGCCCTGTAGGCAAAGCGGTCGGAACTCTTGGCGGCGGCATTGCAGGGTTTGTCGGCGCAAGGGGTGTGGCGGAAGCGCTGCAAGGCCAGCAACCCAATCTGCCAGCCGCCGCCGAAGAAGCCGTGCAAGGTGAGGTTATTGGTCGCGGCGCCGGGGCGTTGCTGCGAGGCGTCAAACATGTGGCAGAACCGCTGTCTACGATGGCTGAACGGCGCGCCACCAATGTCGCCCAACAAGCCGCAGGACGTGACATCGAAGATATTCGCGGGGCTTTGCAGGCTGCAGATGCCGGCATGACCCCAGCGCAAGCGACGGCCCAATCGCCGCGCCAAGCCTGGCAGTCGTTGTTGGCCTTTGAGCCCACTGACTTTGCTGCCGACGTTGCGCGGCGTCAGAAAGAGCTGGCCCAATCGCAGTTGGGCGCGTTGGCCGGCGGCACTTCGCAAACGGCGGCAAGAGAGGCTGCCGAGGCAGGCAAGCGCGAGTTGAGAGCGCAAACAGCGCCGCTGCGTGAAACCGAACTGGCGGCGGCTAACGAGGCGCAGCGCGCGATGAGCGCGCTTGTTCCTCGCCGCGATCAAAAGCAGGCGTCAATGGTGTCGGCGCTGCAGCAGGCCGGCAAAACCGGCACTGAAGCCGCGCAACGCGCGGGAGCGGCGGCGCAACAGTTGCAGCGCGTCGCGCCGGGACAGATCCCCGCCGTCAGTGCCACGCAAGCCGCTAGAACGCAGGCGGCAGCATCTCGTCAATTCCAAGAGACAGCCAACCTGTTTGGTGACATCGCCCAGCAGCGCCGCGCCGAGCGTGACTTCATCGACCGTCAGATTGGCAGTTTGGAAACGTATGGCCTGCGCCCGCTTGACATTGCGCCGGTCGTGCGGACGATTGATACGACGCTGAACACGCCGGGCATCCGCGCCAGCACCGATGTGACGCGCGTTATGTCGCTGCTTAAGGACGACCTGACAAACCTTGCCCAACGCAACGGCGGTGTGATCGACGCACACGACCTGTACACGCTGCGTAAGGAAGGTGTGGCGCAACGTGTGCGCGATGTTTTGAAGCAAGACGACCCCAAGGCTGCGGCCAAGGTTACCGCAGCAGTGGTGGATAAGTTTCGTCCGCTGATTGACAGCGCGATTGAAAACGCCGGTGGCACAGGCTGGCGCCAGTACCTTGACACCTACTCGCAAGGCATGGACGTCATTGCCCGCAAGCAGATGGCCGCGCAAGCGTTGGAGATGTTCAAAGACTCCCCGCAATCGTATGTCTCGTTGGTGCGAGGCGACAGCCCTGACGCGGTAGAGGCCATGTTTGGCCCCGGACGCTACAGCATCTTCAAAGAGATGTCTGCCGAAATGCCGACCCTCGACAAAATAGCCAAGCGCGTCGAGCTTGACAAAGAGGCGGCGTCAAAAGCCGCAGGCGGCACCGAAGAGCTGGCGCGCATTCTTGAGGCCAACCGCGCTAAGTTGCGCATTCCTAACTGGTTCAGCCCGGCGGTCACCGCAACCAATATGCGGTTGGCAGACGTTGAAAAGCGGCTGAACAAAAAGACTATCGACTTGCTTCGACAAGCGGCAGAATCCAACCAAAGCATGTTGGATTTGCTGAACGGTCTGCCGGCACAGGAGCGTCAAAAATTGTTGCGTATCGCCGCTGAACAGTCCACTTGGCGCCCTGCTGCGCGTGCAGCAATTGCCCCCGGAATTGGGGAAGTGTCGCGTCAAGTAACCAACGCCCTCGCCCCCGAGTCCCAAAACCAAAACGCCTTAGCACCATGAGCGACATCGACCCCGTGAAATTCGGTCTGCTGATCGGCCAGGTCAAGACACTGGAAGACCAAGTGGCAGCGATGCAGAGTGACATCAAGGAGTTGCTGGCCTTGGCCAACAAGGGCAAGGGCGGCTTCTGGATGGGGATGACTATCGCGTCCGCGTTTGGCGGCATCGTGTCTTGGGTCGCTACTCACTGGCCTGGCAAATGAACTTCGACACCGCGTTCGCGCTACTGCTCAACCACGAGGGCGACTTCAGCGATCACCCGGCAGACCCGGGCGGCAAGACCCGCTTCGGGGTGACCGAGGCGGTGGCCCGCGAGGTCGGCTACAAGGGCGACATGCGCGAGTTGCCGCTGGATCTGGCCAAACGGATCTACCTTGAGCGGTACTGGAAGCCGGTGCGTGCTGACGATCTGCCGCCAGGCATCCGGTACGCCACGTTTGACGCCGCGGTGAACTCGGGGCCGCATCAGGCTACGCTGTGGCTGCAGCGGGCGCTCGGCGTGGAAGCTGACGGCATCATCGGCCCCAAGACGTTGGCCGCGGCGTATGCGCAGGACATGAACGCGCTGCGGTTGCGGGTGCTGGCGCAGAGGCTGCGCTTCATGACCGGCCTGACGAACTGGCCGGCCTTCTCACGCGGCTGGGCTCGCCGCATTGCTGACTTGATGGAGACTTGACATGAACGCTACGATCATCCAGGCGCTGGTGCGCCACATCCTCACCGCTCTTGCTGGCGGCTTCGCCGTGAAGTACGGCGTGGACGGCGGCACGATGGACGCCATCATTTCCGGGGCGTCGGCAGCGGCCGGTCTGGGCTGGTCTGTGTGGGACAAGCGGCAGAAGTGATCTGACGCAGCAGCGGGCCAGCGGTGTAGACCCACCGATACTTGGTCCGCGTGGTCGGGTCGGCGCGCTTGGTGCGGGTGACCCAGCCTGCTTGCTCGGCATAGCGCAGGGATGCGCTCACGTTGTTGGGCTTCATGTCCCACTTGATGCCGACGTCGTGGGTTGTCAGCTCTTCTTCGGGGTTGCGGGCAAAGAAAACCGCCACGTGGGTGACGAT